GCATGGGTGCACCAGTAGGCTCAGACTGTCAGATGACCTGATATGACAACTATGATTGAAACAGCGACACAGAATAGAAGGGCAAAGTCTGCCCAGAATTCTGGTGATGACATGCGGTTGATAAGGTCTCTCATGCTACCTCTCCCAACTCTAACGCAATGTGACGTGACATTAGAATGTCATCAAGTTTTCTGAAGTCGTTAGCAGTCAGCGTCCAACCTTGGTTGTAAATACGCTCCAATGACACCTCTAAAGAGAAAAGCCTTTCAGCTGTTACCGCTTTTTTAATGAGGCTAACCATTGAACTATAGAAACACGATTGCACTTCCAGATCATAACCAATTGAAGTCAGTTCAGCCTTTAGGTCGCTGTATTCATCAGCTGTTGCTGGGGTTAAGTCGGCAATAAGACTGCTATGGGCATCCCCATGTTGTCCGATGTGCATATAAGACATAATGAAATGATTACCATCGGTTTCTTGACCTGTGGGCAAGTCAGGAAACAAGGCTATCACATCGCCATCTGTAAACTTTCTGAATGTTACTAAAGTGCTCATGCTACTTCTCCCAGACTTCTTAGCTGAAGGTAGCCGCTTTGAACGTATCGACCTGCTTGCATTCCATTTAAGAACTGCTTGGTTTCTTTAGCTGAACTGCGGTGCATAAGAATTGAAGAGCCATTCTTATATGTGATCTGGTAGCCACCATATGCAGACGAATAGTTAAGGTCTAAGTCTAGGTGTGATGCTTTCGCTTCAATTGCTACTAACTCTTCTAGGTGTTTCTGTGTAATTCTGTTTGTCATTCTGTAGTTCCTTCTTTGGTTAAGAAGGTCACTTGCTGTCTGACTAATCCCTCGGCCTTATGTTGGCTCTGGTGTTGCGATCTGATCCGCTTTGGTGGAGGGAGTTACAGTCCCCTGCCACACCTTGCGGCCTGTCGCCCATCTTTAGTCGTCGGGCAAATGCCTTCAGTGTACCCAAGGAATATCAAAAGATTGCTCCCTCGTCAACTACATATGGCAATTAATATCTAAAGAAATACTTGTGTCACCCTTTAAGACAGAAAGACACAAGAACACCGACGATAGAGACCACAGGCCAGACTATAAGGCCAGTGAAGGCCTTGGTTGAACTACAGCTCCCTCAGACTTCCCTTGAGTGGCTGATGATCCCAAGGCCGAGACACTATAGATGACTATAGACTACTATAGACTACTATAGACTACTATAGACTACCAAGAACATCCTCAACATGACAAACAATAAAGACTATAGAAAACTAAAGACAGGGACTAGGCTGACTATAGATAACTATAGACTACTATAGTAACCCTAGTCTGATTGTCTCTCTATTGATTGTCATAGATAAGGATGATGGTTGATGTCTTTAGATGTCTATTGTGTCTGGGGTATACTGGAACGCATAAGAACTGGTGTTGGCTTGGGTTGTCTAAGGATGTCCCAATGTCTGTCGAATAGTCGAAATCTACAGCCAGACAAATTTCACTCATCAATGTCTAATGTCATGGGTTTGTCTTTCGTATTTACTACCAGATACCGAGGGATACATCATCCCTGCTACTTGCTTATCTATAGAAAACAACAGGTTACACAGGATACCACTAGATTTTTTATAGGTTCACAGGATTTTAGACCCCCCGTACCCTTAATAATACATCAATTTCAAAAAGAAGGCTAAAGGTTGTTCTTGTTGTTGTTGTTGTTCGGCCTTCGAAACAAGAGCCTCCCCCAGAAACACAAGTCAGGAGCCCCAGATATGGCACTCGAAACAGGAACTTACATCAGCAGTCTCAACGCCTCAAACCCAGCCTCCACAGACGGCTTGGCGCAAGCTGATGACCACATCAGACTACTGAAGTCTACCATCAAAGCTACGTTACCAAACGTCACTGGTGCAATCACAGCTACCCAGCTTGAGTTAAACCTTATGGATGGCGTAACGGCAACCACAGCCGAACTAAACCTTGTGGACGGACTTACAGCCACTACAGACGAACTGAATGTACTCGATGGTGTCACTACAACTACAGACGAACTTAACTATGTCGATGGTGTCACGAGCAACATACAGACACAGCTAAATACCAAGATAACTGGAGTAACCGCTGGATCTGGTTTAGCTGGTGGTGGCACGTCTGGTGCACCCACAGTTACACACGGGGCTACCTCTAGCCAAGCATCTGTAGACAACAGTGGGTCTACTTTCATACAGGATGTAACCCTAGATACCTATGGTCACGTCACTGGTCTTACTTCGGTAGTTGTCCCTGCACCTACACCTACCTTAGAGATAATTGCATATGCTAGAGTTGGCAATGCTACAACTAATCCCCTTACAGTTGACTTCAGTACAGGCTTTTCAAGCATGGCTAGAACAAGCACAGGTAACTACACATTCACATTTTCAAGTGCTAGAAGTACAGTTGATTACATGGTTTTCTGTCAGTGTGCAGATGGAAGTACCTCCAGAACACCCTCTGTAAATACACAAGGTACTTCGTCGTTTAATGTTGATACAAGAGTTATATCTAGTGGTGGTAATGTAGATGAAGAATTTAACGTAATTGTTTATGCACTTCCGTCTTAACATAAGGAATCCATAGCCAATGACAAACCTACCTATCCGTGGGCTTGGGTCTGTTGGTGTCATTACTGATATCGACCCATACAGCCTCCCTATAAATGCCTACACACGAGCCAAAAACGTACGCTTTAACGAAGGAAAAGTAACTAGAGCACCAATATATAGAGGTGTGTCTAACAACCTTACAGTCAACCCTAAGTTTACCATGGGTATTGATGCCCTCACGGGTTTTGATACAGTATTGGTGGTGGATGATACCTTCGACATCTTTGAGTTGTCTAATGGTGCCCTATCACAAAAGTTCAACAGTTCACTGTCTGCATCGTCTATCACACCCGTGACAGCTACGATACTTGCAGACGTACAGTACATCAATAGAGCCAACACAGTGCCAGTACATAGGCTGTCTAGCGCAACTAACTTCACTGCGTTACCTAACTGGCCTTCTGGTACAACCACGACAGCGATAAGATCCTATGGTGACTTCTTGCTTGCACTAGGCACAGTAGAAAGTGGCACAGACTTTCCTAATAGAGTTCGCTTTAGTGACCCAGTTTTAGCTAACCAAGTCCCAGATACATGGGATGCCTCAGACCTTACCAACAGTGCTGGCTTTAATGACTTAGTGCAGATGAAGACCCCTATAGTTGATGGTGCTACTCTAGGCTCCAACTTCCTTGTCTACTCACAAGACCAAGTGTGGATGATGGAGTTTGTCGGTGGTGCATTCATCTTTAACTTTAGGAAACTCTTTGATGACTCTGGTGTAATCAACCAGAACTGCATCCAAGAGATCGAAGGTAAACACTATGTCTTTGACAGAGATGACATCTATGTAACTGACGGAAACACACGTCAATCTATATGTGACGGAAGAGTCCGAGACTACATCTTTAATGGCCTAGATAACACTAAAGCTGACCAGTGTTTTGTCTTGCATAACTCAATGCTCGAAGAGGTATACTTCTGCTACCACAGTGGCGACGACATGTCTGAGTATGCAGATGGTGACGCATGTAACCGAGCCGCTGTCTATAACTACAAAGAAGACATATGGTCATTCTATGATTTACCTAACGTAGTTTCTGGCACTGAAGCCAACGTAAGCACAGCGTCATCATATGCGGACGCTACGACTACCTATGAAACTGTAGGTGGATCATACCACTCTCAAGAAAGCCCATACCAAAGACACCCACTTGTCCTAGCTAAAGCTGGGGGTGGGGTAGCTAACAGTAAGGTCTATGGGATCGACTTGATTGAGAAAGGTAGTCTATCACAGGCTATAGACACCGCAGTATCTAAGCCGTTCTTTATAGAACGTGTAGGTCTCGATCTTGATGAACAAGGGATACCACTGACAGGCTACAAGGTTATCTCTAGACTAGCCCCACAAGTATCTACTGACAGTTCTAATGGTCAGTTTGAGTTTACCTTTGGAGCCGCAGATACACCTCATGCCACGCCTAACTACGGCAGTGCAGTAACCTTTGATGCTCTAACCGACTACAAAGTAGATGCCCGTATGTCTGGTAGATACTTGTCGTACAAGCTGTCAACTACAGCCGACAAGGACTTCAACTTCACTGGTATGGATGTTGAGATCACTGTGACTGGACGGAGGTAACTTATGGCTATCTCAGATAAAATTAATATGCTGGTGTCTACTTACGTTAGACGTCAAGCACCAACACTTACTCCAGAGTTTCTTCCTAACTACCTACAGGAAGAACTACGAGAAATAGAAGCGTCTATAAAATCATTAGCAGACGCAAGTACCCAAGTAACCGACAGAGAACCCACCAACCCAAGAAAGGGCATGGTGCGTTATGCTGTGTACCCTTGGGAACCATTAGGATCAGGCGTATCTAAACTTGTCGTGTACAACGGCACAGCTTGGATAGCCGTATAGAACATATAAAGGAATAATAAAATGGGATTACCTTGGGGTGCAATAATAGGTGCTGGAGCCAGCTTACTAGGCTCAAAGAAACAATCAGATGCACAAGATAGAGCAAACGCGGCTAACATGGCTTCGTTCAACCAATACAAACCATACGTGAATGCTAACTTAGAAGGTAGCCAAAGTGCACTTGATGGTGTCTTGAGAACTGGAGTCTACCAAGGCCAAACCCTAGCCGCACCTAACCAGTTCCAAACTGGCACAGCTAATACTATGGGCAACTTTGGTACTAACATGATGAACAGTGGTAATGCCATGATGGGCAATACAGCTGGCTTTGGTAACAACGCCAACGCACTGTACGGACAGTATCAAGGTATGTCAGAAGCGGCACAGCAAGACCGACTTAGTAATGCTATGAACTACGCATCAGCAAACTCTGGCTCTCTAGTAGACGCCGCAATGCGTGATGATCGTCGTAACCTAGAAGAAAACACATTGACTGGCATAGACATGGCGGCCTCAGGTACTGGTAACACGAACTCTAGTCGCGCTGGTATAGCGGAAGCAGTAGCTAACCGAGCATATGATGACAGACGTGCTGATGTATCTACAAACATCCAGAATAGTCTTATTGATCGTAGTCTAAACCAACAGGCACAACAGTTCCGTGACCAAGGTTCTGCACTACAAGGTGCTGGACAGGCCAACGATGCAATCCAAAGTGCTTATGGTGTCGGCCTGGACACACTAGGACAAGGTGCTAACTTTGGTATGAACGCTGGTAATGCCTTACAAGGCTACAACCAAGCACAGCTAAACGACGAGAGACAACGATACGAAGACCAACGTGACTTTAACTTAGACCAACGCAAAGACTATCAATCTGGTATCTTAGGTAAGGCTCCTCAAACCAATAATAATTTTAAAGCTAACATGAACAGCCCGTATGCCGCCGCACTTGGTGGTGGTATGGCTGGCTTTGGTTTCCAGCAACAATACCCAAATTTCTTTGGTGGTGGGTCACAGCAGACTAGCTTCGCTAGGCCACAGATGAATCCAACAGCCAACCCGCACATGAGATAAAGGAGGTTTCTAATGTCACGCGCTATACTATTAAATAAACGTAGAAAAAAGAAGAAACCAGTCTTATTACCTCAGAATACTTATGGTGAAGCATTGAGAAACCAGTACAACGGAAACCTAGACTTACTAGATAAAACAGATGCATATAAACTAAAAGAGGTGAACACAGGTACAGCTGGTTATATTGATAGCCTGATGCCACCAGTACTAGAACAGTCTGCCCCTAACCTAAACCTTATGGATGAAGACGAAGCATTAAGTATTTTTCAAAACCCAAATTCAACTGAAAACGATATACTACAAGCACAGAAATACGTTTCTGGCAATTTTCCTGACGTTCCTTCGTTGTCGAATAATAAAGTTATGGATGAGCAAACAGCAACGGGAATACTACAGAACCCGAATGCTGATCCTGTGGAACTTAACGCGGCACGAGAATACTTTTCTGGAGGCGCACTTAGTGAGCCTGTAGGCAGTGGTAGAGGTAACTATGGTATGCCTGCTCCAGCCCTTGATGAACTTAGTGCAACAGACACGGCTTTACTCCCTGCACAGGGGGAGATGCCCACAGGCGCACGTAAAGACCCTTACATGGCAATACCTTCTACTAAAGAAGGATACCATATAATGCCAGATGGCACTCTTATGGCTGACTCTGAGATGGAATCAGAGGGCGTATTGAATGCCAAGGGCGAGCCTAAACCTAAAGGTAATGGTATCTTAAATACTGATACTACATCTTCTAGTGACCGCAAAAGCAGTGCTGTGTCTTCTAATGCCCGTGGCTCTATGATGCCATTTGCTAAGATCAACAGAAACGAAGCACTTATGCGTATAGGTGGTGCTATGGTCGGTGGGTCATCTCAAGGTTTCTCTGGTGCAATGAAAGCCGCAACAGACGAGTTTGGCAACATCCAAGATGCTAACAGAGCCGCAGAGACAGCCGCATACAACAAAGCAGAAGCAACAAGGCTTGCTGAAGAACGTATAGCGGCGTTGAAGGCTAAAGGTAGTGGTAAATCATCTGACAAAGATAAAGAAACTTTCAATAACGTAAGTTCACAGCTGAACTCGTTTCAGTCTGGTTTAGATGCAATAGCACAAAGTAAAGCTGAAGGTGGAAACCTAACAGGTGTCGGTGGTATCTTTAAGTCATTTATTGACAACTATACTGGTAGCCCAGATGCGGCTAGACGACTGTTATTAAGCAGACTTAAAGTTGATGATGCCTTACTTAGAGTTGCAGAGACAAAGGGTGCCATTTCTAACAAAGAGATGGACTTATTCTTACAGCCAGCACCGAAGAACTTCCAAGATGAGAAGATTTGGGTGGACTGGATTAATGAAAGAATGGTTGCGTTACGAAATGTGCAGAACAGACTAAATGGCAATGCAGTCCTTAACGAGTCTGAGCAGTCTTTTAGGTATAGAGCACCTACTTCAAGAAACACAACAATATCAAAAGAAAGCCAGAGTTGGCTTGATAGCTAATAGAGGTAACTAATGGCTGATTATACTGTAGAAGATTACAAAGTAGCGGCAAGAAAAGCTATTGCTGGTGGCGACATTGCTTCAGCAAACGAATTGATTGCGGCTGGTCAGGCATTAGAAGCTAAAACCACAAAGACAGCTGAAGTAGACACCTCAGTTGGTGACGCGGCTAAATTTGGCTACGATAATGCAGGAAAACTTATAGGTCAGGGTATCCAAGGTGTTGGTGAACTGACAGGATCAGAAGGTATTGAGAACTATGGTAAGGAAATGGCTGAACGCAATGAACGTGAGATTGCGGAAGCGAACTATCAGCGTCCAGAAGGTGCTGATGGCATTATTAAGAACCTACGCGAAGGCGATCTTGCAAATGCTGGTAAATCTTTACTCTACGGATCAGCGGAAGCCGCCCCACAGGTACTAGCTGGTACAGCGGCATCTATCGGTGCTGGTCTAGCTGTAACTTCTGCACCGATTGTCGGTACAACTGTTGCTATCGGTGGTACAGTCTATGGTACTTTAAGTGCACTAGGCGAAACACGCGATGAGAACGAAGAAAAAGGCATAGACACAACTGCAACCATGCAAGACTTGGGTGCGGCTGTAACCTCTGGCCTCATAGAGCTACTGCCCGTCAAAGGCGGTGGCTACACTGTGAAGATACTGAAAGAAGGCATACAGGAAGCTGGTCAAGAAGCCACAATCATGGGTAACACTGCCATCAAAGGTGGTGAGTATGTTACTGATGAGGTCGTAAACCGCATGGGTGACGCTGGGCTTATTGGTTCTACACTAAGTGGAGCCGCTAACACAGCAATATCAACTGTTAGTAAGACTGGAGAGGTTGTATTTAAGCCAAGGCAAGAACTAGACCCAGAAGTTGACCAAGCGGCTGGTGATGTCTCTCGTATGATCAAAGAAATATCAGAAGACAGCGGATATAACCTTAAAGACATCGAACCAACCTCGATGAAAGGTGCAAACCAAGCAATGCTGAGTGCTAGAGGCCAAATAGCTGATGAAGTCAAAAGTGCGGCTAAAAGAATAAAAAAACAAGTTGTCACAGATTTAGACGACGTTGCACAACAGCGTTTTGATAGAATTATAAAGACCTCAAACCTAAAAGTAGGTGGCAACGTAACACCGGCTGACATTAAGTTTGTCAAAGACTTTGGTATGCAGTACCAGCCAGTACAACAGATGGTGAATGGCCTATATAAGTCAAATGTACTTACAGAACTTAATGCCTCTGGGTTAAAAGGTGGCTTCTCTAAGTTTACTGATGTGTTCAACCCTATCAACAATGTTGGCAAAGGTTACAACCCAGCGCGAGATGTTGCTGGTATGTTAAACTTTGGTGCAATAGCTGGAACAGGTGGTGCATCTTTAGCAACACAGATACCTTTAGTTGCTGGTGGACGTGCAATAGATGCAGTCACAGGCCGTAGGTCTAAGGTAAACCGCTTTGTCAAAAAGAATGCTAAGAAAAGTGGCCTTGCAACTCCTGTCGGCACATCTCTACCATTAAATAAGGCAGAAAAAGCAAAGGCGGCAAATGATACTAAAATAGCCGCCGCAAAAGCAGAAAGAGCCAAAGAACAGGCAGAACAAAATGTTGTTAAGTACAATGAGGGTTACGCCCCTAACTATGGAGACCCAAGACTTAACCAGAAGCCTGACCCTAGAGGCACAATGCACAACGCACTTGCACAAAAAGCCAGTCTTGGAGGTATGTCTATTAGAGAGATAGATACTGAAATACAGCGTATTATTGATGAGAGGTTAGCAGACAAACGCACAACTAAAGCAGAAAAGAAATCTCTTAGAACTTATGCTAATTTCAATAGTCTAGGCGCAATGCCAAAAGGCGACCAAACACTGGGTCTTGCAATAGCGGCAATTCGTGATCGTTTTAAGTTTCCTCAGTCTAACCCATCATCTACTACAGCCACTACACCACAACAGCGTAGTCCAGAGATACAACAAGGCATCATAGGTAACTTACAGAAACTATCTGAACTTAGGGCGTCTATGGAATCTGATATGTCTATAAGTAACAGAGACAAGGCTGTGATGGACAAGGCATTGTCTGATCTAGCTAAAGACTTGGGTTCAGACCCACAGGCAATGATAAAGCAGATAATCAAAGATGCAAAAGCAGACATGGATCAACCAAATAAAACAGATAGGTACTTAAAACCCTATCTAACCCGTGTCTCCATACAGCAGAAAAAACGTAAGTAACATACAGCCCCAGTGATGGGGCTTTATTATATCAAGGAAGCAAAATGATCGTAAAAACAGCGTATGACCTAGTGCCATACCTAGAAGCTATTGAGACCATAAAGGCATCGTCTTTAACTAAAGATCAAAAGTCACAGATACTACAGGAAATGGAGCATTCCTTCATCGACATAGTGTTTTGCAAGCAGTGTCCAAACACACACGCAGTAATCAAAAGTATACTAGGAGAGCACAATGGGAGCACCCAAGAACCCAAGAAAGAAGTCGCCCAAAAAGGAACTGACGCATCCACAGAAGGCGACACCAAAAGAAAACAACTACTTCACAAAGTTAATGCAAACCGAGGAAGGAAGAGCACTACGAAAGCAGTGGTCAACCAAAAAACGTAAGAATGGAGGAAGGCCAGTAGGCACTCCAGATGGCTACACGTTAGAAGCCATCACCCCCATCCGAAAACAAGCACAAAAAGACGCTGAAAGGATTGTGGCTATTATGGCTAAAGACAACAATATTGACGACGAATATGCGGTAGAGGCTCTTAAAACAGCTGTCGAGATCATGCGCGAACCAGCGCAGAACCGAGATAAACTAACAGCCGCAAGAATGGTCTTAGACTTCACTAAGACAAAACCAGTTGCAAAGAGCGAAGTTACCATTGGCAAAGCAGAAGCCTTCTTGGAGTCGCTTTTAGTAAGTGAACCAGAGGAAGAGCAAACTGACGATGGAAAAGAAACTTAAAGTAATACGCCGTAAACTATATGACGAATTTGACTTCTACTCCAAGTCAGCACTCAAGATCAGAACCAAAGATGGAGACATCAAGCCCCTCAAACTCAAGCCAGCACAGGTTATCTTACAAGACGCTGTAGATAAACAAATGGCTACTGAGGGCAAGGTTCGCATCATCATCTTGAAGGCTAGACAGCAGGGTCTATCGACGTATGTAGGCGGCTATTTATACTTTAATGTTTCCCAGAGAAAAGCATGTAAAGCAATGGTGGTCACACACCACTCTGACAGTACAAGAGCACTGTTTGACATGACTAAACGCTACCATGAGAACTGCCCAGAGCTACTCAAGCCACACACAAAGTATTCATCTCGACGAGAGTTGACCTTTGATGTCCTTGATAGTTCTTATGTAGTTGCTACAGCTGGTGGTGAAAGCATTGGACGTGGTGAAACATTGACCCATGTTCATGCATCAGAACTTGCGTTCTGGCAGAAATCAACTGCCCTAGAAAACTGGAATGGTATGACGCAAGCCGTACCTAACAAGAAAGGCACAGCTGTATTCGTTGAGAGCACAGCTAATGGCGTCTCTGGTATATTCTATGACCTATGGAAAGGTGCAGTGGATGGCTCTAACGGCTACGTCCCTGTGTTTATCCCATGGTATGTAGACCCAGAGTATCGTGAGCCTGTACCTGAGAACTTTAAGATAACTCCAGAGGAAGAGGACTTATCTAAGAAATACGATTTAGACAATGAACAGCTGATGTTTCGTCGGAGAAAGATTGCCCAAAACGGCATCGACTTGTTTAAACAGGAATACCCAGCGGAGCCCGAAGAGGCTTTCTTAACCACTGGGCGTCCTGTGTTTAATCCAGAGTCATTACAAGATGACCTAAAGACATCAAGAGATGTTGAAGCACGTCTGGCACTAGAAGGTGAAGACTGGCTTGATAACATGCGTGGAGAACTGACACTCTATCGCAAACTAGATGATGGCGAGAAGTACACCATAGGAGCAGACGTTGCTATGGGTGTCAGAGGTGGTGACTGGTCGGTTGCCCAAGTTCTCGACAGTAAGAAACGACAGGTGGCGACCTATCGTGCCCAAGTTCATCCTGATTACTTTGCTACTGTCCTCTATAAGCTAGGTGAGTTCTTCAACTTTGCCTACATAATTGTAGAGAACAATAGTCATGGTATTCTAACGTGTACCCGTCTTGGAAAAGACATGGCCTACCCCAACTTCTACACAGAAGTACAAGTAGACAAACTAACTGACAAAGAAACAGTCAAGTTAGGCTTCACTACAACTTCCAAGACAAAACCTCTGATCATAGATGAACTCAGAGCCTCGGTTCGAGAGGGTAAGATCGAACTAAACGATAAAGTCACTATTCGGGAAATGCTAACATACATCGTCACACAAAGCGGTGGTATGGAGGCAGAGTCAGGATGCTTTGATGACTGTGTCATGAGTTTAGCCCTAGCCAATCATATTCATGAAGGTGCTTGGGAACCCATAGACGCAGTTGACGATTATTACATTGAGATGGTTTAGACATGAAATCAAATAAAGATTATAAAAAACTCGACGACGATCAAATCGTGTCCATAGTAGATACTAACCTAAGACGATCCATTGGATACTATGACTCTGAGTTGTCAAAAGAACGCCGACAGGTAATGGACTACTACAGTGCTAAACTACCACGCCCAGCGCATGATGGTAATAGTAAGTATGTCAGCCAAGACGTCTATGATGCTGTAGAAAGCATGAAGGCATCTTTGCTAGAGACATTTAGTACAGGCAACAAGACACTCAGGTTCTCACCACAGAACGCTGATGATGTTCCTACAGCTGAAGTATGCACAGAGTACACCGACTACGTTCTACATCGTCAAAACAACCTGTTTGAAACTATGCAGACTGTTATTCACGATGGTCTTATAGCCCGTGCTGGCGTAGCTAAAGTTTACTGGTGTATGCAAGACGAAAGTACACTTGAGTACGTCGAAGGACTTACAGAGGAAGAACTTGACGTACTGCTTGCGGAAGACAATGTAGAGATCGAAGAGATAACCGAAGATGAGTTTGGTATGTTCTCTGGTGAGCTACGTGTAACCCGTGACACATCACAAGTTAAGGTTGAGGCTATTGCACCAGAAGAGTTCTTAATTGAACCACAAGCAAAGTCACTAGATGACGTTAGCTTCTGTGCACACCGCACCAAGAAGTCTATCTCTGAACTTATTGAGATGGGCTACGACGAAGACTTAGTTGCTAAAATCTCTGACAATGAAGACACAGACTTTGACAATGACCCTGAGATACTCTCTCGCTTTGATGACATCGGTGCAGACCGAGGCTTCAATGCAAAAGGCTACCAACGTCAAACACGACAGGTAACTGTGGTCGAGGCATTTATTGAACTAGACCCAGAAGGTACTGGTGTTGCTGAACTCTACAAAGTAGTCAAAGCATCAAACATCTTACTTGAGAAAGAAATAGTAAAGCGACGACCATTCGTAGCATTTGTACCTTTGCCAATCCCACATGCTTTCCACGGCAACAACTTTGCTGAGAAACTACTAGGTATACAGAATGCACGTACAGTATTAACACGTTCTATCCTTGATCACGCTATGGTTACTAACAACCCACGTTATACAGTGGTTAAAGGTGGTCTTACGAACCCAAGAGAACTAATAGACAACCGTGTCGGTGGTATCGTGAACGTATCACGACCTGACGCTATTAACCCTATGCCTCAAGCATCATTGAACCCGTTTGTATTCCAAACTATTCAGATGCTAGACGAGGATAAAGAAGACACTTCTGGTGTCTCTCGCCTATCCCAAGGTCTTAATAAAGACGCTATAAGCAAACAAAACTCAGCGGCAATGGTCGAGCAGTTAGCTACAATGAGCCAACAGCGACAGAAGATCATCGCGCGTAACTTTGCGAACAACTTCCTAAAGCCTCTATTCTCAATGGTCTATTCATTAGTCGTAGAGAACGAGTCTGAAGAGAAGATTGTTGAGTTAGCTGGACGTTATGTCCCTATCGACCCATCGCAATGGGCTGATAAACGTGACGTACAAGTTGAGTTCCACTTGGGCTACGGCGATCAGGAACAGCTAGTGCAGAAGCACCTGTCGTTCCATCAGCTTTTCTCAGCTGACCCTACACTTGGACAAATGTACTCTCCGCAGAACAAGTTTAAGATGTTGGCCTCAGTCCTAGAGAAATCAGGTATCAAGAATGTTGCTGACTTCTTAACAGACCCAGCGATGATACCTCCACCGCCACCTGATCCAAATGCAGAGATGCAAATGCAGATGGCACAGCAACAGATGCAACTTCAAGAGCGGCAAACAGCTGTCGCTGAAATGAAGATACAGCTGGATGCACAAATGAGGCAAATGAAACATGAGCTAGACACTATGAAGGCTCAACAAGCATTTGCCCTAAATTCTGACAAACAAGACCTTAAAGAGACTGAGTTCGAGCATAAAGAATATGTGAACTTAGAGGAGCTAGAGATAGCACGTAAGGCCGATGATGTCAGGGCAATCGCAAGTCCAAACGGATAAGCACAACACAATAAGGAAAGCACATGCCTACACAAGAAGAGCAACTTGTGATGGCTGGAGATGAAGCTGGAGCCGTACTAAGCGGTTCCGCTTTCAATTCAGTTATCAATGAACTTGTCGAAAGGACGTTTCAGACGTTTGTAAACACTGATCCAGCAGACAAGGATAAACGGGAGTATGCCTATAACCACTATCGCGCATTAGTAGACGTGGTGGATACTCTAAAACAGCGAGTTCAAGTGCGTGACAGCATTATTGAACAGCAGAACGGCGACAACAGCCAAGAGGAGCCAGCACCATGAACAACGTGCAAAATGACAACTCTCAGCCGCAAGCATTAGATATTGATGATGCGGCAGACGCAATCTTAGGACGATGGGACGACGGGGAAACCTTATCTGAAGTCGAAGTAGAAGATGCAACATCTGAAGACCTTGCCGAGACAGAGGTAGATGAAGATGATGAAATAGAAGATGAAGAGGACGATCAAGACGAGTTAGACCTTGAAGACCCTGACGAAGACGACACTGTTGATGAAGACGAAGATCAAGATGTTGAAGACGATGCTGATGAAGAGGAAGACGACGACGAACATACAGTCGCTTCTGATGATCAAATCGTGGACATCTCAGTCAATGGTGAGTCTAAGCTGGTATCTGTAAAGGATTTAAAGCGGCTTTATGGTCAAGAAGCATCTCTAACCAAAAAGTCTCAAGATTTGGCTACCCAGCGAAAGCAGTCAGAAGAACAACTGGCTCAAACGCAGATGTCATATCAGAAGTTATTGGAACGCGCAGAAGCAAGGTACAAACCTTACGCTGACATTGATATGTTAGTAGCGTCACGCGAGATGGATGCAGAAACATTCTCTCAACTACGCCAAGACGCGAAGCAGGCAGAAGACGACTTAAAGTTCCTACAGGAAGAAAGTGGTCAGCTTGTATCCCAAGCACAGCAACAGCACCAGCAAGCAACTAGAGAGGCCGCCGCAGATTGCGTCAAGGTTCTCCAAGAACAACTGCCTGACTGGGGCAACGAACTCTATTCAGATATTCGTGACTATGCTGTCAAATCGGGATTACCCAAGGATCAAGTCGATCAGTACACAGACCCACAGGTCAT